GGAAGTTTACGGTTGCTGATGATGTTGTTGTTAATGGAGCATCTCTGGAAAATGGAATGCTCACAATTAATCTGGAACGTGTTGTTCCAGAAGAGAAGAAACCTCGCCTTATTGAGGTGAAATAAGTTTCTTAGATAATTTGGAAAAGGGAGTTGACTTTAACTCCCTATTCCTTTATTATATAAAAATACCAATTTTACTATCACGGCTAAGTGGTTGTTTTTATTGACTTTTTTGAGGAGATATGATGGTTCGAATATTTGATTTACCGCCTGGCGGATTGGGAGATGGTTCTGTAGCTCAAGAAGTGGATGCCCAAGGAAATCCAATTAATAAAGATGAAAAACCTGTTGTCGAGGAATTTAAACAAGATTTGACTCGTAAAGAAGCAATTAATGCTCAGAATCGACAGAGAGAGATTTTTAAGAAAAAACCAAAAGACCCTGATATAAAATCAGAAGTAACTGTTACAGAAAAAGAATACAGCTCAGGATTACAACCTAATGTCCAGAAAGACCCCTACAGGCCTGGATTTAAAACACCTACAAAGGAAGAACCAGCTGGTAGTAATCCTAGTGGTATGAAAGTTAGTATCCGGCCTAAGCTTGCTGTAAATGTTATGAGGGTTGAACTTAATACCGAAATCATAGATGAAATTAATCAGCATATCGATGATACGCTTGTTCCGGCCGCAGTTGATGACCCAATTTTTGGAACTGTAGGTAAAGATCATAGTGGCGGATTGGTAGGTCAAATTCGACAAAATGAACGATCAGCACAAATAACATTTCCACATGAGGGCGATGAAGTAGGTGAGCAGTTTTCTAGTGTTCTCTTACGGCTTGGTAAAGAATATATGAAATACACGATTGGTGATATTGAATGTGAAACTGATATTCAATCTATGTGGGCTATTCGTAGTTACGAGGGTGATTATAATCCAATACATGATCATGGAACACGTACACAGATGGGATTGTCTTGTATTTTATATCTTAAAGTTCCCCCACAAATAGAACAACTTGAAAATCCGGCTGAGGAATTTCAAGGATTAAATCATTCTTCTGGAGCAGTTGATGGATTTACTTATTTAGTTTGGGGTGTAAATGGTATGAGGGATATTAATATTCTTAGACCGATTACAGAGGAATATGTTAAACCAGAGGTAGGAACATTAATCATGTTTCCTGCTTGGTTACGTCATGGTGTTATGCCATTTTTTGGTGAAGGTGAGCGTAGGACTTTTTCTGCTAATCTTAACGTCACTCCGAATCAAAAAATTACAGGAGATCACTATCGCAAAAATTGAATACAGGTATGATGAGGGTGCCGCTCTCATGGAACTTGAAGAGTATATTGACTCCACATATGATGAACACTATAGCAAGAACAAATATCAAGCTACAGAATTTATTATAGATGGTGGTCATGGTGAAGGTTTTTGTATCGGCAACATATTGAAATATGCACAACGATATGGAAAAAAGAATGGTAAGGACAGAAGTGACTTGCTAAAAGTGTTACATTATGGTATTATAGCACTACACGTAAATGATATGGAGAACAAGTGAAAATGAAACTTAGTAATGGAACGGTGACGGTATTGAAGAATTTTTCTACGATAAACCAGAACCTTGTGATTAAAGCCGGCAGTAAAATATCTACTATGTCAGCAATGAAAAACATAATTGCAAAAGCAACGGTGGAGGAAACTTTTCCTAGAGATATTGCAATTTATGATTTGAATGAATTTTTGTCTGCATTATCACTTTTTGAGAAACCTGATTTGGATTTTAAAGAAGATTTTGTTATCATGACAGAAGAAGGTTCATCTGGAACAGCTCTTAAATATTGGTATTCAGATCCATCAGTGGTAACAACTCCTCAAAAAGAAGTTACTATGCCCGAATGTGAAATTTCTTTTACTTTAGCCAGTACTCTGTTATCAGATGTTCAAAAGGCTGCGGCTGTTATCGGGGCCCCAGATATGGTTCTAGAAGGAATGGATTTGGGTACAGCAGTAATTAAAGTTACTGATAAGAAGAATACAACAGCAAATGATTATGCTGTAAAGGTTGATGTTAAATCAACTGATCCTAGCAAAAATGTTCCTTATAAATTTTGGTTTAGAGTGGAAAATTTAAGACTTTTGCCCGGCACATATGATGTTGAGGTTTCTTCTTCAAACATTAGTTTTTTGAAAAATACTAATGTTGATATTGAATATTTTATTGCTCTGGAACCAGAGTCTAAATATGATGTTTAGGAATTTATATTATGGAAACTTTTTTGTGGGTAGAGGAATATCGTCCCAAGGATGTAAAGTCTTGCGTACTTCCTAAAAATCTAAAAACCACTTTTTCTGAATTTGTTAAAGATGGACAAGTTCCAAATTTAATTTTATCAGGTGGATCAGGTGTTGGTAAAACAACCATAGCAAAAGCTATGTTAGATGAGTTAAAAGCAACTCATATGTTGATTAATGGCTCAGAAGAATCTGGTATAGATGTTCTACGAACCAAGATAAAAAACTTTGCGTCTACTGTGTCTTTGCATGGTGGCCGGAAGTATCTTATTCTGGATGAAGCAGACTATCTAAATCCACAATCAACACAACCAGCTCTACGTGGTTTTATTGAAGAATTTCACAAGAATTGTGGATTCATTCTCACATGTAATTATAAAAATCGATTGATTGAACCTCTACATTCTCGTTGTAGTGTAGTAGAATTTATGATTCCTAATTCAGAAAAACAATCACTTGCTGTTGAATTTTTTGAAAGAGCTGTTTATATTCTTGAAGAGCAGAACATTAAATATGATAAGAGAGTTGTAGCTGAAGTTATAAACAAACATTTTCCAGATTGGAGGCGAGTACTTAATGAACTTCAACGATATGCTGTTTCTGGCATAATTGATGCTGGAATCCTTGTTGACATTGCAGAAGTAAATATAAAAGAATTGATGCTATCAATGAAACATAAGGAGTTTACAAATGTCCGTAAATGGGTTATTAACAATCTTGACAACGATCCTGTTAGGCTTTTTCGTAGGATTTATGACAGTTTGTATGATAATGTGGAAGGCGATGGTATTCCTCATATTGTGGTTATACTCGGCGAGTATCAATATAAAGCAGCATTTGTCGCAGATCAGGAAATCAATATGTTGGCATGTCTCACAGAGATTATGGCAAGGGCCAGGTTTAAATGACGATTGATATTTATGATAATGTTCTAGAGGAACATGTTGTAGAATTTGTTCAGTTACAGATGAATGACCTTTCTTGGAATTTTGATTACTTTTCTAAAATAGGAGGTGTCAATAAACACTGGCATATTCTTTGCGGTCATAATCCGAAGGCAGTTGTCGATAATGGATATGAATGGGTATTGCCAATATGGAAAACTGCAAAAGTAAAATATAATTTTAAGGAGAAATATGCTCTTGATGATTTTGTTCGCATATATATGAACGCTCATACTCATGGTATAGAACCTCATAAGCACCAAGACGATGGTGATTTTACTATGATATATTATCCTCGATGTGATTGGCAAGAGGATTGGGGTGGTGGAACTGTTGTCGATGGCACTCTTGTAGAATATAAAGGAAATAGATTAATTGTATTTGATGCTGATTTATGGCATCAAGCACAGCCAGTTTCTAGACAATGTTATGAGTTAAGAACTTGTATAGTTTTTAAATGCAATTTGGAGTCAGGTGGTGTTGATAGACTCGACTATTACAAAAATTGATTTTTTAAAACGGTTGGGGTGTGAGGAATGTCTTCATGGATCTGATACTTTGTTACATCACCTTATAGGTACACATGATCTTTTAAAACAGTGGGGTGCTGAAGAGTATGTACAGGATGCTGGTTTATATCATTCAGTATATGGCACAGAATATTTTCAACCAAATTTAAATGTTACTAGAGATCAAGTACGTGAAATAATAGGTACTGAGGCTGAACGTCTAGTAGACCTGTTTTGTTGTTGTCAACCTCCGAGAGCTTTTACAATAACTTTGATGTCTAGTGGAAAAACAAAAGAAGATTTATTATTAATTGAACGAGCAAATGACGAAGAAATTGGTGGTTCTAGAATGATGACAATGGAAGAAGCCTATGACTTATGAAATGGATAATGTCAATCAAATTATGGATGCTCTGAAAGAACTAGATGGTAGATCGTTAAGGGTATTTCAAAGACGATATGCTGATTTTATGCAAGATTTGTCCAAGAATAGGACGCAAAGCGGGAACCTAAAACAGGAACCTAAAATTATATCTGAGGAAGAGAAAGAGAAACGTCATCAGGCAAACTTGCAAAGGCCACCACCGCCGGGTTGGGCCACATTATCTAGCGGACGAATAATAAACGCAAAGAAGGGACAAGACTTACCGCAAAATATACCTACTAGTGAAGAAGCAAAAGAAATACTGAAATATATTAATCGGGGTCGTGCTGTTAAAGCTGCTATCAAAGAGAGAGAAGAGATCAAAGAGAGAGAAGAGAAAGAGGAGTTGGAATGTATGAACTAAAAGATTATCTCAACGCAATCAATCAAACAAAAGAACCTCTTTTGGACTCAGAAGATGAGCAGTGGGTCAAAGGTTATCCCCCATATATTGTAAATAAATGTATAGCCCCATTCCCAGATAGTATTTTGTTAGTTAACGAAATTAACCAATTACATCACCTTGACAAGAAACTCCAATTTGACTTTTTAATAAATAGTTTAAGACCAAGGAAAAGGTATGTTCCTTGGATGAAGGCGAAGAAATTAAAAAGCTTAGAGTATGTTAAAGAGTTTTATGGATATAACAACGAAAAGGCGAAGGCCGCTCTTGATATACTTAATGATGAACAGATTTCCGCCATAAAAGAAAGATTAAATAAAGGTGGAAGAGATGGGAAACATTAATTGGACACAGGAGCAGATGTTGGAGATTAGTCTGAAAGAACCAGACGATTTTCTAAAGGTGCGAGAGACTCTATCTCGTATTGGTGTTGCTTCCAGAAAAGAAAGAAAACTGTATCAGTCCTGTCATATATTACATAAACAGGGCAGATATTATATTGTACATTTTAAAGAGCTATTTGCTCTTGATGGTAAAGAAACCAATTTGTCAGAAAATGATATTGCTCGTAGGAATACAGTTGCAAATTTATTAAAAGAATGGGGATTGGTTGATGTTCTTGGTAATTCAGAAAATGTAGCTCCGTTGAGTCAAATCAAGGTGTTATCATATCGTGAAAAGGATGATTGGACATTGGAAACCAAGTATAACATTGGAAAGAAGAAAGAGGCCTAATGGAAAAGTTTTCAGAATTTATCACAGAGGCAAAAGAAGACAAGTATCGTATTCTTGTCATTTCAGCTGAGCTAGAGAAGCAAAAACTGTTTCATACTGCACAAAGAATTACAGCTGAAGCAGAAAAGTTAGGACATGAAGTTTATGTTGTAAAGGTTGAGGGAGCAATTATTACTTTTGATGATGTTTACACAATACATAATACTGATGACGATAAAGGTTTTGAAATAAATTCTGAAAACACTGTTGCAATTGTGCGTGGTTCTGTTCGACTAAAAAAGAGCTACTTAGATTTACTATCGCAATTGGAAAAAATTGGTGTTTGTATGGTCAACAGTAGAGAGACAGTAGAATTATCAGCTGACAAATATAGAACCTATGTTAGATTACAAGATTATGGTTTGACACAACCTAAAACAGTGCTTGTGCCTAATAAAGAGAGTTGGGAAAATGCATTAGAAAAGTTGGATACCAAATTTCCTATTATAATGAAAACTCTGGAGGGTTCAAAGGGTGTTGGTGTTTTATTTGTAGAATCTGAGCGTTCCTTAGAATCTTTAATACAATTGCTTCATAGTCAGAATAAAGAAATAGATTTGTTGATTCAAGAATATATAAAGACCGATGGCGATATACGAGTTATTGTTTTGGGTGGTAAAATTCTTGCAGCCATGAAGAGAGATGTTGTAGAGGGAGATTTTAGATCAAATGTTTCCCAAGGAGCTAAGGTTAAAGAATATTCCTTAACGGAGTTGGAAATAGAACAATCTCTATTAGCAGCTAAGGCAATTGATGGTTCTTGGACTGCCGTAGATTTCATTCCTTCAAAAAATCCAAAGAAAGACCCTCCATATATCCTTGAAGTAAATCATTCACCAGGCTCTGAAGGTATTGAAGAAGCCTCTGGCAAAAATATCGTTAAGATGGTTATTGATTTTTATTCTAATCCAGACAATAGATATGCTGTGCCAAGTCAATGCGGTTGGGAAGAAATTGTATCGATAAAGCCGTTTGGGGATTTGGTCGCAAAATTTGATACAGGTAACGCTAGGTACTCTGTTATACATGCAGAGGACATAGAAATTAATGGCAAGAAAATTACTTTTACTCATGGTGGTAAAAAAATAACAACTAAATTAGTTGGTGATTATACCTCTATAACTGGTGGTGGTAAAGATAAACGATCTTTGGTAGACCTTGATTTTGAATTTGCTGGAACCTCTTATGGAAAAATTACATTTGGTTTAGACAATAGGGAAGATTTTAATACAGCTGTTCTATTAAACAGAAAGACAATGAGAAAATTAAATGTAATGGTTAACCCTCAAAGAAAATATATTGTTACAACCAAATATGTCCTTGACAAATGACTCCAAAGGTGATATAGTTATTATATGAGTTTCTACACAAATGTTCTTCAATGGAGCAACGATCTCCTTGTCCGTGAAGTCAAAAATGGCCAACGTCAAAATTCCAGAATAAGATATTCTCCTACTTTGTATAGCCCTGTTAAACAGAAAACAGGCTACAAAACATTAAATGGTGAACATGTTCTTCCCCAAACTTTTGATACAATGAAGGAAGCAAAACGGTGGGTGGAGGATCATAAATCACAGCCAGACCTTGTGTATGGTAATACACAGTATGCATACAACTATCTTTCTGATACCTATAAGGGAAAGGTTGATTGGGATTTAGAACAAATTCTGATTGTCACTATTGATATTGAAGTTCAGTGTGAAAATGGGTTTCCTTCTGCATTTCTTGCCGAAGAAGAAATGTTGTCTATTACAATAAAAAATCATCAAAACAAAAAGATCGTTGTGTGGGGTATTGGTAAGTTTAAAACTGATCGTGAAGATGTAACCTATATTGAGTGTGAGAGTGAGAAACATCTGCTCAAAGAATTTCTTGTGTTCTGGGAAAAACATCAGCCAGATGTTGTTACAGGTTGGAACACAGAGTTTTTTGATATTCCCTATCTTTGTAATCGTATTAAAAAGGTATTTGATGAGGAAGAGGTGAAACGTCTTTCCCCTTGGAAAAGTGTTCAAGAGAGAGAAGTTTATCAAATGGGCCGCCGGCATCAGACTTATAGTATACAGGGTGTTGCTGCATTAGATTATTTTGATCTTTATCGCAAGTTTACGTACACAACACAAGAATCTTACAGATTAGATCATATTGCAAAAGTTGAATTAGGGGAACAAAAGG